CAGACAATGAAACAAACTTCACTATCAAACTCGGCACAATGGATAGTAAGGTTTGGTCTGGCCCAGGAATGATTAAATGGAAACACGTTAAAGACCAGTTGGGCGAATATGAGATTGATGCTGCTGACGTAATAAACGATCCACCATTCTCAGAATATCTCGGCGGTGGTGTAGTCATTCCACACTATCCACATTGGTCACTATGTTGGAAGGCCGATATGCGGGAACGCCAAATCAATATCGGTTCACCTGATCCAGAGACCGGATTAAACGCAATGCACTGGAATCAACCAACAGGCGACTTCAATGCACGATACCCTTACAACGATGTTTACGAATCTGAGTCAGGTCATATTATGGAGTATGATGATACACCTGGAGCAGAACGAATACATCAGATGCATCGTTCTGGTACTCACTACGAGATTGACCATAACGGTACACGAACAAACTATGTAAAGGGTGACAACTACGACATTCGATTACATGACGATTATGTTTATGTTAAAGGTAAAGTTGTACACACCTTTGACGATGAGGTAATGATACGATACAACGACCGTGCTGAAATATCTGCTAACTGGAAACTTCAGTTGTGGTCTGGTGGCGATTTAGATATACATTCAAAACGTAATATCAACTTTAAGGCAGATGGTGATATCAATATGCAGGCCGATGGTCACATCAATCTACACGGCACAGGTGTTACACCTGGACAAACGGATGAGTATCGTGCTGGTTCTAGAAATAAGAAAGAGCGATCCAAAATTCGTATGAAGGCAGGTCATGTTGAGATTGAGGCTATCGGTGATGAGACAAGACCTAAACAATATGGTATTGCTATGCAATCTAATCAGGCACCTATCAGTGTTAAGACATTATTAGAAGGCGATCATGGCAACATTCACATGGCTGCTGCTGAAAACGTAGACATTACCGCATGGAATAATTTTTATCGTTCTACTAGAATGGGACATATTGAAGATACCGCAAAAGGTTCTTATTATGCAACTTCTCAATCTGGTGATATGAATATTTCGGCAGCTGCTGGTGAGGTAAGAATAACAGGATTTCAGAATGTTGGTCTATATGCTTGTGGTGGTAATTTATTAGGAGATGCCGCGGGCAATATTATGTTCAAACACGGGTCGAATCCTCCTAGAGCAGATGTCGGTAAATATGCTTATGTTCCAGAAACAATGGAACTATTATCTATTGACTTGCCTAACCCAAGGCCGGCAGTAGGTACAAGTGTGACTCAACTAGCACTTAATAAAAATGATGTTGAGTTGGGTGTCGGTGGAGAGAACATTCGTAACCTTCACGATACTATTGAAAACTTGCAGGCAGGACTAAGTGCTTATGTCACTAAGAAACTACCTGCTACAAATACAACGAAAGTGTTTGAAACGGATCAAAGTGAAATGGTCAGAACAGGTGGGTTCACCTATAAACTGGAAGAACCTTGGAGTGGGTATAAAGATCACAATAAGACAATTATGCCTCTCGGACCAGAAGTTGATAGGCCTGATGATCCTGTAAAACCATGTTAAGGAGAAAAAAATGATAAAAGATTTGATTGAAAAAGTGAAAGATAGAGATTTAAGTTTGGGTGCATTGATGGTTATCATCGGTGTTCTAATTTGGATTATTCCAGTAAAACTGGTATTAACATTATTCCTCATTTATGGATTGGTACAAATATTTTGGAAACCAGAAGATAAGGTGAGAGATATTCATCATCACCATCATCATAGTGGTACAAATGGCAAAAAGAAGATTACTAAGAAGGTAAAGAGTAAAAAAGTTAGTTAAAAACATATAAATATTAGCAATGGCTGCCACACAATACAATAAAGGTTTTTCGGACGCACAATCTGTAAATAACAGTAAGCGTGATAACTTTATATATAAAGATTTAAATTTATTTTTTAGTCCTAATCCAGTAACAAAAGATGTATCTAAAGTTACTGATGTTCAGGCTATTAAGAGATCGGTTCGCAATCTGGTATTATTAAATCCAGGAGAGAAACCATTTCATCCCGAAATTGGTACAGGTATTCGTGCTGCGCTTTTTCAACCATTTTCTCCTATTATGATTTCTGCTTTAAGAACCAGAATAGAAGAATCTATAACGAGATATGAACCTAGAGTTATTTTGCAAAGTGTGGATTTTGGTGAAGAGGAACAAAATCTAGATAACAATACTTTAGCTTGTAGAATTAATTTTTTTATAACTAATGTACCAGATACATTGGAGAATGTAGATATACTCCTCAAGAGAATACGATAATGGCCGCTGGAATAAACACAAAAGGCAAGATGCAAATTACCGAATTAGATTTCGATAGCATCAAAGACAATCTAAAAACTTACCTAAAAGGTCAATCAGATTTCACTGATTATGATTTTGAAGGTTCGGGTATGAACATACTATTAGATACTCTTGCCTATAACACTCACTATAACGCATTTCTTGCCAATATGATGGCAAACGAAATGTTTCTAGATACGGCACAAAAAAGAAATTCAGTAACTTCTCACGCCAAGGCTTTGGGTTATACTACTATATCTACTAAGGCACCTGTCGCTTATCTAAAAGTGCAAGTCAATGATGCATCTACTGCTAATATTACAATGCCTGAAGGTTATCCTTTTACGACAACAATAAATGGTGTTTCATATCAATTTGTAAATACAGAATCCAGAACAATTCAACCTTCTAATGGCATTTATGTTTTTGGTTCAACATCTGGCATTCCTGTTTATGAAGGTACTTGGGCCACAACTCGTTTTACAACAAATTTATCCGATGTCGATCAAAAGTTTATTATACCCAATAACAACGTTGATATCTCTACTCTTTCAGTGCAAGTTCAAACAAGTGCAAGTGATGTTACAACCACAAATTATATTGAGGCAAACTCATTGGTTAATATCACCAGTGAGACCAACGCTTACTTTACACAAGAAACTGTAAATGATGAATGGGAGGTTTACTTTGGTGATGGTGTAATTGGCAATGCATTGGTTGATGGTAATATAGTTATTCTAAAATATGTTGTTACGAATGGAGAAGAAGCTAATGGTGCTGTATCATTTTCTGCTGCATCACTAATATCTGGATTCGGTGATATTACAACCACAACGATGACAGCAGCCAGTGGTGGTGCAGAGGCAGAAAATTTAGAATCTATCAAATACAATGCACCATTCAGTTATGCTGCTCAGAACAGAACAGTAACCGCAAAAGACTATGCGGCCATTGTTCCCACAATCTATCCCAATGTTGAGTCTATCTCGGTGTGGGGTGGCGAGTATGCTAACCCAGCAGTTTACGGTAAAGTTTATATTAGCATTAGACCTAAGGCGGGTAATACTTTAACAGAGTCAACCAAAGCCTCTATCATATCATCATTGGAAGATTATAATGTTGCATCGATAACTCCTGTTATTCTTGACCCAGAAACAACCAAAATTATTCCAACAGTAAACTTCAAGTTTAATAATACAGCCACTGCAAAAAGTAAAGAAGATTTGGCCGCATTGATTACAATTGCAATCTCTTCATTTTCAGATGATAGTTTAGAAAAACACGAAGCCATCTTTAGGTATTCAAAGTTTACTGCATTGATCGATGAAGTAGACCCATCTATTTTATCTAACATTACCAAAATTAATATGAGTAAAGTATTTTTACCCACAACGGGTAGTGAAACAAAGTACACAATTAGTTTTGAAAATGCATTCTATAATCCGCATAGCGGTCATGCTGCATCTACTGCCGGCACATCTGCTGGTGGTGTCATTTCATCAACAGGTTTCAAATACACAGGCGATACAAATGTCTATTACTATGAAGATGACGGTAGGGGTAATGTAAACTCATACTATATCTCTGGCACATCTAAAGTTTATAAGTCTGCATCAGTTGGTTCTGTAAACTACAATTCTGGCAATATTACTCTAGATAGTGAGAACATTGCATCAGTAGAAAATTACGATGGTGCAACTCAGACCCAAATTCGCATTACAGTACAACCAAGTTCTAATGATATTGTACCTGTGAGAAATCAGGTACTAGAAATAGACACATTAAACTTGTCGGTAACTGGTGAAGCAGATAGTATTGCTTCGGGTGCATCAGATGGTGGAACTCAATACAGTACATCCAGTTCTTATAACTAATGGCAACAATTTATAGTAAAGTTTCGACGCAGGTTGTAGAACAACAACCTAGTTTCGTCAAATCAGATCATCCAGACTTTCTAGCGTTTCTAAAAGCTTATTATGAGTTTATGGAGTCTGCTGAGCTTAAAATAAACAACTTAGGTTCCGTAGATTCTATTCTTTATGAACAGGGTTCTACTACATACATTGTTTTAGAAGATACGAATCGATATCGCACAGGCGAGTCAAATAATATTTTAGTTGAAGATTACGATACCGTCAATGGCGGTCGTGTCAGAAGTATCGGTGCGTTTACTAACGGTGAGACTATTACAGGTCAAACATCAAAGGCAACTGCTACTGTTAGAACCGAAGATGTCAATAATGGTTCTCGATTGTTTATTTCTTCACAGAATAAGTTTGAAATAAATGAACAGATTGTTGGCGAGACATCTGGAGCTACAGCATACATTGTAAGTTATACTGCTAACCCAGTTCAGAATGTTATGCAACTTCTAGACTATATGGATGTTGATGAAACTATAGGCGAGTTTTTTACACAGTTTAAAGAAGCGTTTATGAGAACTTTGCCCGACAGTTTAGCTGCAGGCCTTGATAAGAGAAAACTCTTAAAGAACGTTAAAGACCTTTATCGAGCAAAAGGTACAAGAAAAGGACATGAATTATTTTTTAGAATATTGCTTGATGAGGACGCTGAGATTTTTTATCCTACTAAGGATATGCTCAGAGTTTCTGATGGTAAATGGTCAGATGATACTATTCTAAGAGTTTATGCCGTTAATGACACCATTCATATGGAAAATGCGACTTCTAGTGCAGATATAAACTTATTGATGGAAGATGGTTCTCAGATTTTATTAGAAACTTCGGTTTCTAACACAGATATTCTTACAAGACTTGTTGGTCAAACAATCACACAAGATGCCGTAAATGACCTAAGCATTTTGAGCGGTGGTGCATATTTCAATAAGGGGTTTAGTATTATTGGAAAAGCTACTGCTGTAGTTGATAGTGTTTTTCAATATCAGTTGGGTGGTGAAACTGTTACAGAATTCATATTGAATCCTGGTAGTATTAATGGAACATTTGTTGGCGGCCAAAAAATTAGTGGTATTGATAATACAGATGACAACCTAGTAATAACTGCAAAGGCCATGTCAATTTTGGGTTCTGCTGATACTGAGGTTAGTAATTATCAGACAAGTCAATATTTTACAACCGACGATTCTATTGTTGTTTCTTCTGATACGGGTAACGATGGTAGTGCGGCTATATTAGCAGTAACTGCTGGTAAAATTGAAGAAATAATTTTGGATACTGCCGGCACTGGTTATGAGATCGGCGACCAACTTGTAATTAATAATGCTAACACAAATGGAACAAGCCTTGCAGGTGAAGTATCTATCGTTAATGGTGGAATTGTTCCAGAAGATGGTACTTTGACTGGTGAGTTTAGAGTTACCCTAGAATCAGGTACTCCTGGCGGTCCAGGTGAGATGTTGCTAGAAGAATCTACATTTACCTATGATACTGCAACAGGCGTATTCAATATCGGTGAAACGATTACTGGTCAAACATCTGGTGCAACCGGTGTTGTTATCAATCTACAACTGGATAATAAAACAGTTATCTATAAAACGAGTAGCGGATCTTTCACATTAGGTGAAACAATTGAAGGTGCTACATCATCAAAGACAGTTCGCATACTTACCAACACAGTAGATAATCATGTTGCTAATGAAGATGATCTTGGTATGGAATCTACGGATAGATTTATTCTAGAAGGAGAAACTGTTAGGGGCGATACCTATGATGGTTCTGTTATCGTGCAGGAAAAAGATACAGGCAATGGAGACATTACTGACGTTAGAGTAACCTCCGTTGGTTATGGTTATACTTCACTGCCCACAATTACGATTACATCTGCTCAGGGATCAAATGGTTCTGTAAAGGCAAAGGGTACGGGTGTTGGTGATATCGCATCTATCAATATCATCAACCAAGGCGCTCATTATACGGACCAAGAATCTTTATTGTTTGATACCACATCTAACTTTTTGATGACCCAAATAAGTGGTTCATTTACACTAAACGAAACTGTTATTGGTTTGGCATCGGGTGCCACAGCACGATTTAAGTCACAAGACAATGCTACTGGTATCATAAAGATGGATCAGTTAAGCGCCACACCTTTCCAAAAAAACGAAGGTGTAAGGGGATTATCATCATCTCAAATAGCTTTAATCAATTCTTATACTGAAACAAATATTCCTGGCAAAATTAGTGCTGTTGTAGATCGTAGTGGCAAGTTTGTTAATGAGGATGGATTTATTTCAGATTCATCTAAAAAGATTCAGGATAGTTATTACTGGCAAGATTATTCTTATGTAGTTAAAACTGCATCATCAATCGCAACTTGGCGAGATGATCTTCTATCTACTGTACACCCGGCGGGTTGGGCTGTATTTGGTCAGGTTGACATTGCAACTAAACTAACACAACTTGCTAATATAACATCTGTTGCGGGTCTTGGTCCAGCACTTGGTATTATTTTCCAAGCATTGTTTGGTATGCGTTTGGGTACTACAGATCAAGCTCCACTTAATCCTTCGCCAATGTTAGAAGCAAATGAACCGGGTGATAAACAAAGACTTTATGATCCAGCAATACATATCTCTTCTGGTTCAGCATTTACTTTATATGAAACAATTACCGGCGGCACTTCTGGGGCAACTGCTAAAGTGGCCAAAGAAGAAACTAGCGACGAAGGTATTCGTATCATAACCTATGTGCCAATTTCTGGAATATTTCAAACGTCAGAAACTATTACCGGCAGTATTTCGGGTGTAACCGCAACTACTATTGAAATATTCGGTCTTAAAGGTAAAAGAGACAGAACATTAAATCATGTTATGGATATCGAATATCAATTTAATCTTTCTGGTTTGGGTATTGCTCAACCAACACTGGGAACAATTGAAGATATAAAATTTATGGATAGTATGGTTAAATCTAATACTTCCTCTTTAACATTTAGAAGCCATGATGTATATGTTGCTCGTGTGCCGCTTAGCACACTTAATGGTAACATTGGTTCCAGTAGTAGTACCATTGCAGTTACAGACGCTTCAGATTATCCTAATTCTGGCACAATACAGATAGATAACGAACTTATAGATTACACGGGTAAATCTACAAATGATCTTACAGGATGTACTCGCGGCCAACACGGCACATCAGCTAGTTCCCACACTTCGGGTGCTCGTTTAGATTCTGTAAGATGGGCTATTAACCAAAAACAAGTCTCGGGTAACCGTATTATGGACTTGACCAAAGACTATCAAGGTACAACTCTATCAATCGGCGACTTTACAAACTATCCTGATAGAAAAAACAATATAACTCCACCTACAGAGATTACTCTTTATAAGACCTAACGGAAAGTTATAAATAGTATAGAATAAATATTTTTAGGAAATAATGCTATGCCAGCAATCGTAACAAACAAATTTAGAATTAACAACGCTCTTCAATTTTATGAGTCTTTTGGAGAAGCAACACCCACGACATATTATCTTTTCGTAGGTCGACCACAACCATTTTCAACTAGTACGGGCGGTGGTACGGATAGTGTTCCGGCAAGTCCAATAGATAATGTTGTTGACGAAATGATGTATTATAGAGACATGATTGCGGCTAAAAAGATAACCGCAAGTGATGTGTCTTATGCGGTACCCAGACACGATTGGGTAACGGGCACGGTATACGATTATTATCGTGGCGATTATGGTGCAACAGTCAACTCTGCAACAGTAACAACGGTTGCTGGTGGTACTGATATGTTTGCAACCACAACAAAAATGTATGTTAGAAGTTCTGCTGGAAATGTATACAAATGTATGTCCAATAACAGTGGAACAGCATCTACAGTAGAACCTTCAGGAACATCTACGAGTGAGTTTACTACTGGTGATGGTTATGTTTGGAAATATATGTATTCACTAACTGCAACAGAAACTTCAAGTTTTCTCACAACAGATTTTATGGCAGTTCATACAGACTCTACTGTATCTGCTGCTGCAACCGATGGTTCAGTATTGCATTATCATATTGCTAATGGTGGTGCTGGTTACACTAACGGAACATACTCAACACAGACACTTCGAGGTGATGGTACATCAGCAACATTTACAGTAACCGTATCCGGTGGTGCAGTAACAGCAGTCGTTGCTGTTGGTGCGGGTACAGGTTACACATTTGCCGACTGTAAGATAGATTCTATCTCAGGTATCGGTACTCCATCAACTTCTGCTGTTGTTACACCGATTATTGGTCCTAAAGGTGGCCACGGTAAAGATGCAATTGAAGAACTTGGTGGTTTTTATGTAATGACAAACTCAACTCTAAGTGGCACAGCAGGTTCTGGTGACTTTGTAGTTGACCAAGACTTCAGACGTATTGGTGTTGTTCGTGATCCATTTGACTTTGGTACAACAACTATCTGTAGTGCTGACACTCGGGCTGCCTTAAAATCCGTAACGTTTTCTGGATCACCAGGTTCATTTGTAAATGATGAAGTTATTACAGGTGGTACATCGGGCGCCAAAGGTTTAGTTGTGGATTTTGATTCCACCACAAAGGTACTCAAATACATTCAGACACAATGGACAGGCGTAGATGCCAACGGCGATGAAACTGATTTTGCTGCAGCAGAAACGATAACAGGCGCCGGCGGTGCAACAGGTACCGTATCAACAGTAAACAATCCTGAGATTGACTACTATAGTGGTGACACAATCTATGCTGAGAACAGAGTGCCTATTACTCGGGCAAGTGACCAGACGGAAAATATAAAGCTTATCATCGAGTTTTAGCAATATGGAAGATTGGGAACTAGAAATGAGAAACGAACTGGCTCGTAAGTTTAGAGAGACAGTTCCAGAAGGTAGAACAGACCCAGTATTGGATGATGACGGTAAAGATATGAGTCATCCTCTATATGGCAAGAAACATATGATGCGATCTCGGAAACTAATGTCCGAGAAAGCGATGGGTAATACCAGAAAGAAAGAAACTAAAGTGAAGGACACAAGTAATATGAAGAAACCTGGCGTTCACGATGGCGAAGGTAACCCAAACTACAAAGGCGGAGTATCAATGGGAGATAACATTTTAGAATACCGAAAAACTTGGTATGAAAGAAATAAACATCACTATGCAAAGGGTGGTAAGTATTACGGACGGGCCGCATAATGCCAGCAAAAACTAACTTCAACGTTTCACCTTATTTTGACGATTTCCAGGAAGGGGACGATTTTTATCGTGTGTTGTTTCGTCCTGGATTTGCAGTTCAGGCAAGAGAACTAACCTCACTACAAACTATTCTACAAAATCAGATAGAACAGTTTGGTAACCATATGTTCAAGGAAGGCACTATTGTCATTCCTGGTAGTGTTGGTTACGATAGCAAATACTATGCACTAAAGTTGCAATCAACATTTGGTTCTGGTACAGTAGCAACTTATCTGTCTCAGTATGATGGTGCCATTATCACAGGTGCCACATCCGGTGTGACTGCAAAGGTTATTGGTTACAGTGTTGCAGATTCTACAACTGGCGATCCTGATACTTTGTTTGTAAAATATCAAACACCAAGTACCTCAGACAACTCAACGGCAACATTTACAGACGGTGAAAGTATTTCTGCCAATAAGGCAATCTCATCTTACAGTTCTGGTGTAGTGTCTGCCTCTGCGGCAGCAACAAGTGCGAACGCAACAGGTTCAGCAGTCAAAGTTCTTGCTGGTGTTTACTTTGTTCGTGGGTTCATGGTGCAGAACACAGAACAGACTGTTGTTCTAGACAAATATTCAAGCACACCATCTTATCGTGTTGGTTGGGAAATTACCGAGACATTGGTAACACCCGAAACTGATGGTTCTCTATTAGACAACGCACAGGGTTCATCTAACTATGCTGCCAAAGGCGCCCATAGACTCAAGATCACACTAACACTTGCTAAGAAAACTTTAACAGAAACAGATGACTCTAACTTTATTGAGCTTGTTCGTGTCAATAATGGTGTAATCGAACGGCGAGTAAAGTTTACAGAATATAGTGTTGTGCAAGATATGATTGCACGACGAACCGATGATGAGTCTGGTAACTACATTGTCAAGCATTTTGATATTGAGGCCAGAGAGAATCTAGATGACGGAATTAACCGTGGCGTCTATACAGCAGCACAGGGTGGTGTAGAAACAAAGAACACTTTGGTTATTTCGCCAGGTAAGGCGTATGTCGATGGTTACGAGACAGAATTACAGAATACATCATTTGTCAACATAGACAAAGCAAGAACAACAAAGAATATTCAGAACGATACTGTACCCGCAAGTCTTGGTAACTATGTCAAGGTAGATAATGTTTATGGACAACCTGACGTTAGTTTGGTTGGTTCTACTATTGACCCGTTCAAGTTGGTAAAACTATACGACCAACAAACGGCAAGTCGCGGTTCATCTGCTGGGTCTAATATTGGTTATGCCCGATCAAGGGCCTTTGAATACTACTCAGGTACTCAGGGTAATGTTGCAGCTATTCATCATCACTATCTGTTTGACATTACACTATTCCAAACACTTGTAGTCAGTAGCAATAACACATTGACTGCAAAAGCTGTTATCACAGGAACAACGTCCGGTGCTACAGGTGTTGTAGTTGCCAGTATTTCAAGTGCAACAACATTCCAGTTGATGCAGGTACAAGGCGACTTCATCACAGGTGAAGCATTTACCTCTAGTGTAACAACGAATACAGTTGCCGGTACGATTTCAAGTGTAACGACTAAGAACTTTGGTCGTGACGTAAAACAAGTCTTTATGGACACAACAACGGGTTTAGACTATACTGCTGATATCAATCTAACAGAAAGTAAAACTCTTGGTGGTACAATTGACGTTACCACTACAGCAGTCACTGGATTTGGTACAGAGTTTTTATCCGACCTAGTTGTTGGTGATATTGTTTCACTACCAACTGGTGCGGCTGGTGCTCAAGAAGAAAGACGAGTAACAAATATTGCAAGTAATCTTGCTCTCACATTGAGCTCTGCTGTTTCAAACAACTTAACAAAGGTTCCAATGAAACGGCTTCGTGGTGCCATTCAAGAGATTGAAGAAACTGTACTTGTTTACAAAATGCCCAAAGACAATATCAAGACACTTCTTGATAGTGGTGGTGCAACAGATACAAGTTATGTTTTCAGAAAACAGTTTACAACAACAGCAACTGGTTCTGGTGTAGCAACATTTACACTACCCGCTGGTCAGACTTGGGCCGCACCATCAGTTGCTCGTAACTACACACTAACGGTTACAGGTAGTGCTGGTGGTAGTGCTGCAATTGGTGATGTTGTTCCGATTACAGGTACTGCTACAGGTGGTGGTACTAATACACTTACGATTACTGACGGCACAGTAATGGGTAACAATACTCAGGTTGAACTTATGGGTTCAATCAACATCGCCACTTCTTCTCAGCGTTCTAAGACTGCTCAGAAGATGACACAGAAACAGATTCAGTCTCATGTTGGTGGTGGTACAAGACAGAACGTGTATGGTGAACGATTGGGCGATGCAACGATTTCGTTATCGTATGCTGACGTTAATAAACTACACGGTGTTTACGAATCAACAAGTAATGCCACAGATGCTGTTCCACCTTCACTAACAACTACAAGTGCAACAGGAACATTTACTACTGGTGAGATTATTACAGGTAGTTCTACTGGTGCAACAGGTCGTGTTATTTCAGATGCCGCAAGTACACTAAAGTATGTTGTACTTACTGGCACCTTCACGACACTAGATACAATCACTGGTGGTACTTCTGGGTTTACAGCAAGTGTATCAGCAACTGCTGCTGGTGATAGAAATGTAACAAGTAGTTTTGATCTAGACACTGGGCAACGAGACTCGTTCTATGATCTAGGCCGTATCGTCAGAAAACCAGGCGCTCCTGTACCAACAGGTCGTCTGTTGATTATCTATGACTACTTTACACACGGCACTGGCGATTACTTCTCAGTTGATTCTTACACAGGTCAGATTGACTATGATGAGATTCCATACTATACAGCATCAAGAGTCGACCTAGACTCAAGAGCACCCATCGGCGAGTATTCATTAGCAGACTCTTTAGACTTTCGTCCTAGAGTCAACGATCAGACAACACCATCAACTTCTCCATTTGCCTTTGAGAATAAAGACTTTGAGAGTACAGGTGCTGTTGCCGGTAACTTAGTTGCACCCGACGATAACATCACTGCCGACTTTGATTTCTATCTTGGTCGTAATGACTTGCTCTATCTTGATCAAGAGGGTAACTTCATTATCTCAAAAGGTACACCCGCAGAAGTACCAGTTTTTCCAGCAACAGATAATATCAATATGTTGATTGGTAGGTTGTTTATTCCCGCATATACATTTAAACCAGAAGATGTTGGCATTGAGTATCTAAACAATAAAGGGTACACGATGAAAGACATTAGCAAACTAGAAACTCGTATTGCTAAACTTGAATACTCAACAACTCTTGGTCTACTAGAAAGAGAAACAGATTCGTTTATGATTCTAGACGGTGACGGTATGAACCGATTTAAGTCTGGATTCGTTGTTGATAACTTCTATGGCCACAATGTAGGTAACTCATCGCATAAAGATTATCATGTTTCTATGGATCCAGGTAAAGGCCATTTACGACCAGTTGGTGTACAATCTGGTGTTGACCTAATAGAAGAAGCAACATCCGATTCATCAAGAAGTGCTTTGGGTTATCAAAAGACAGGTGATCTCATTACTCTAAAATATTCAGAGTCAGATGAGATGGTTCAACCATATGCAAGTAGGGTAGAAAGTGTAAACCCATACTTTGTAACACAGTGGATTGGTAACTTAGTATTAGAACCAGAAACAGATGTTTGGATGGACGATGACCGTATTCCTTCTATCACAATCAACGTGGAAGGTAACTACGAACAGATGCTCCGTGAACAGACAGAGGCCGGTGCTCTTGGTACAGTCTGGAACTCTTGGAACGATACTTGGACAGGCAACCAACGAGGCGGTTCTAGTTCACGAATCGAAAGAAATCCAAATGGTTCTGGTCGTGAACGTAACCTTATCCGTCGAGTAGAATCAAGTTGGTCGTCTGTTGATGTTCGACAGAATAGAACAGGCTCAGAAACACGACTAGTAGAACGTATTGATAACATCAGTGCTGGTGATCGTGTAACTAATATTGAGATTGTGCCTTGGATGCGTTCAAGAGATATCAACTTCAATGTAACAGGTTTAAAACCAAACACAAGAGTTTATGCCTTCTTTGATGGTGTCGATGTAAACGCAGATGTTAAACCAATTGGTAATAGTTCATCTGATACAGTGATTTCTTCACCATTTGCTAAGGCAGATACTACACTTACAGTATCTTCAACTACTGGGTTCCCTGATACTGGTACGATTGGTGTCGGTGATACAACAGAAGTTGATCCATTCGGTGTTGGGTTTATCAAACAAGAACAGATGACCTACACCGGTAAGACATCGACGACATTTACAGGTATTACTCGTAACACGGGCAATCAGTATGACGAGGCACAGAACTGGTTGGCAACTACACCTGTAAACGACCAGACATACGGCAACCCATTGATAACAGATAGTGTTGGTACATTGAATGGGCGTTTCAAACTTCCGAATACTGATACAAAACGATTTCGTATCGGTCGTAGAACATTCCGTTTGACTGATAGTGCTACTAATAGTCAGACTGTTGGGTTTGTAGATACATCAGCAGAAAAAGAATACATGGCGATTGGTCATAAACAGACTAAACAAGAACTGATTATGGCAACTCGTAATGCTTCAATCACACAACGAGATGTGACTGAAACACGACAGATTACAAGAACAAGTGGTGGTACAAATGTTGGAGGTTGGTTTGACCCACTTGCCCAAAGTATCATGGTGGATAAAGAAGGTGGTATCTTTGTAACGAGTGTTGATATATTCTTCTCACACAAAGACGATACTCTACCTGTATGGGTTGAACTACGATCAATGAAAAATGGATACCCATCACAAGAGGTATTACCATTATCTAGAAAATATTTGAACCCAGCAGATGTAAGTGTAAATGCTACTGACGGAACAACGGCAACGAAGTTCGTATTTCCTGGTCCTGTTTATTTGAATAACAATACAGAATATTGTATCGTTGTTGCATCTGATAGTCCCGAATACAAGATTTGGATTTCTCGACTTGGTGAAATAGACATTGGTGGTTCACGAGCTATCTCTACACAACCAACACTTGGATCACTATTCAAGTCGCAGAACGCATCGACATGGACCGCTTCACAGTATGAAGATATGAAGTTTACACTACGACGAGCTGTGTTCGATACCTCAGTCAATGGTTCCTTTACAATGGTAAACGAAGCATTCACCGAATCAGAAACTGCTCTTGGTGGTGGTAACGGTTTGATTCCAAAACTATCAGAGAATCCTCTTGAAGCAGTTAGTGGTCAGAGTAAAGTTAAGGTTAAGTTTATCAATCATATGAACCATGCCACGAATAACAATGTGGAAATTAAAGGTGTCATTTCAGATATTGGTAATACAGCATTGAATGGTGCTCTAACTGATGCTGCCACGACGATTACTTGTGACGATGTTACAAACTTTCCAACGGCCGGTACAGTCAAGATTGATAAAGAACTTATTACCTACACCGGCAAATCTGGCACAACAGGTCTAACTGGTTGTACTAGAGGCACAGTTAATGGTGACGGCACAAACACAACTGCGGCCGCACATGATGATAACAGTATTGTGAAACTCTATATGTTTGCTGGTATTCCTTTGATTGAAATTAACAAAGTACATACTGCTGTTGAGAATCCAGAACTAGATAGTTTCATTATTAACACAACTACAAGTGCAACGACAACGACAGGTGGTGGTGGTACAGAAGTTTATGTCACTAAGAATATCTCATATGATGTTCTACAACCTATCGTACAAACAATGGACTTGCCTTATACTGAGATAACATCTAAATTACAGGCTACAACGGGAACAACTGTTGGATCAACACAAACATCATTTACTAGAATGAGCACTACAAGTGCTATTGACATTCCATTAAACGAAGATTACTACTTTGATGCACCGTATCTCATTTGTTCACCAATCAACGAGACAAACGAGTTATCTAGTAATAAGTCATTGAGAATTGTGAACACATTATCTTCAACGAAGGATAACGTGTCACCAGTAATTGATACACAGAGAATGTTTGCAGTAGCAGTTAGTAGTCGATTGAATGATATTAACAGTTCTGCGGACGTGAACACTACATTCACGAAATATCATCCAATGACAGAATCAGAAGGTGATAACAACTCCGCAATTTACATTACGAAGAAAGTCATCTTGGCAAACTCTGCAACAGCACTGAAAGTATTGTTTGATGCTGTACAGATGGCAGGTGCAGATATTCGTGTACTTTATAAGATACAACGACTTGATGCCGCTGAACCATTTGAAGATTTGGGTTGGACTAACTTCACAGGGTCAAGCGGAACTGCTGATGGTCTCCCAGAGTCATCAGTACCAACATCAAAGAACCGTGATGACTTTAAAGAGTACACTTATCTTGCCGGTAAGAAAACAAACGGAACAGGTGATGCCCTAGATGAGTTCAATGCCTTCTCAATCAAGATTGTGATGCAGGGTAACAACAGTGCAACACCACCAATCATAAAGGACTTTAGAGCAATTTCATTAGCAACTTAATATGAAGATAATTGAAGGTAGAACGGACATTGTAAAAGACCCCGTAACGGGTGCAGTTATTAATGTTGATTCTGAAGCACATAGAGCAGCAGTTGAATCATCTAGACTGAGACAACGTGCCAAAGAACAGATAAATGCTAATACAAATGATATAAATAGTATAAAAGAAGAATTGTCTGATATCAAAGATATGATGCAGCAATTACTTAGGAGAACGTCAGACGATGGCCGATAGAAGCGTAGCAACAACAGATACATTAGAAACTTTGAGAAGCAGTTATAATAGTACCTCAACTGATGTTGGTGATATTGGCGATCTCAATAATTCATTTACAGGCACTCCCACCGATTTGGTTGAGGCCGTCAATTCAAAAGCAACACAGGGTTTTAGTGTGGCGATGGCCGTAGCACTAGGATAATATAATAGGAAATAAAAATGGCTAACGATTTTAAATCAGCAACAGCAACAAGTTTGGCTATCGACTCTGGTACCTATACAACACTATATACTGTTCCCAGCGCAAAGACTTCTATCATTCTAGAAGTTGATATTGCTAATAAACATACCACAGACATTACTGTGAATGTTTTGATTAGTGATAGTTCTGGCAGTAATGATGCGTTTATCGTCAAAGAGGCACCAGTGCCTGTTGGTGGTGCATTGAAAGTTGTATCTGGTCAAAAGATAGTATTAGAAACTGGCGATGTCTTGAAGGCAGCTGCCAGTGTAGCAACTGCTGCTGATGCAGTGGTATCAATTCTAGAGGACGTCTAAAATGTCTGGCGGATATATCGGAACAGCAGCTGCTGACCGCGATCCAGTAGTTGGTAATGGAGAGATAGGAACTTCTAAACTCTCAGATGATGCGGTTACTGCAGCAAAGATTGCAGCTGATGCTGTTGGAGCTTCAGAACTTGCTAATGATGCGGTAGATACTAATGCTATTGCTGACAATGCAGTAACTTTAGCTAAGATGGCGGGTATTACTAGAGCTAGTATTATCGTTGGTAATGCATCTGGTGATCCTTCAGAATTAGCAAAGGGTACATCCGAACAAGTCCTTAGAGTTAATACTGCCGGTACAGATTTAGAATATGCAGACGCTGTTGGTGGTGCTGCATGGGCACTTAAATCAGGTAATTATACCGCAGTCGCTGGTGACGGTGTTTTGGTAGACACTTCTTCTACCACTATTACAATTACACTACCTATCAGTTCAGGTCCACCCGCTCTTGGCGACTTTGTAAGAATTTTAGATGCGACAGGTAATGCTGCAACGAATAATATTACAGTAGCACGAAATGGAAATAATATTCAAGGTGCAGCATCAGATTTAACCATTACAACAAATAGGGCTGCTATCGGTCTTGTGTATGTTAATTCTACACAGGGTTGGGTACTGATTGAAAACTAATGGCAACACTCAAATCAATTAAAAATAAATATCTTCAAGCTTCTGATGGTGAGACTTTAGGTGTCACAACCAATACAGAGAATGTTTCTACATTAGGTTTCAAACTCGCCTCTTCGGATAGTTTAACTAAATTTAATATGAAGGATGGGTTTGTTGATGCTTATCAGGATGGTACAGGTATTGATGCTTCTGCATCTACTGCTGAGGGTCTAACTGGAGGTTATTATTATGGTGTAGGTTCAACTCCTGTTACAGCATCAGGTGGAACTATAACTACAGATGGTTCTTATACAATACATTCATTTAGTCAAGCTCAAAGTGGAACTAACTTTGTTACGGACACTACCCAATCTATAGACTATCTAATAGTCGCCGGTGGCGGCGGGGGCGGTTATGATCTTGGCGGTGCTGGTGGTGCTGGCGGTTATCGTTCCTTTACTAGCCAATCAGTAGCTAATGGAACTTATGCTGTTACTGTTGGTGCTGGTGGTACAGGATCTACCTCTACTAGTAGCAGAGGTGGCAGCGGAAACAACTCATCCTTTAATAGTATAACAAGCACTGGCGGAGGCGGTGGTGCTTCGAGAAGTAGTGGTGCCGGCCTTGGCGGCGGTAGTGGTGGTGGTGGCGCTGGTGTATTTTCCTCATCTAACGGCGCTGGTGCTGGTAATACTCCATCAACAAGTCCAGCTCAAGGTAATGATGGTGGTTCTGCTGTAGCAAATAGATACGGCGGTGGCGGCGGTGGTGGTGCTGGTGGCGCTGGAGCACCTGCAAATACAACTGGAGCTCCCAGTCCCGGAGGTAATGGTGGTGTTGGTGGTGTTGGATTATCAAATAGCATTACAGGAAGTGCGGTCTTTTATGCTGGTGGTGGAGGCGGCGCTGGAGGCGGCCCAGGCGGCGCGGGTGCTGTTGGTGGAAATGGCGGCGGTGGTAATGAAAGTCAGGATGGAGCTGATGGCAAAGGCGGTGGTGGAGGCGGCGGCAGAGGCGGTACAGCCGGCGGTGACGGTGGAGATGGTATTGTTATTATAAGACGGCCAACTTCAGTTGAAGTTGAGGGTGCAAATATGACTCTCACATCTAATGCTTATACAGCACAGGCTGTACCCACAACAACTAGAATAGTTATAGATGAATATACTGCTACTGGTAGTGCTACTATTAACACTGATATAAAAGCTTATGTTTCTCGGGATAACGGATCAACATATACACAAATAACATTAGCAAATCAAGGTACGATAGAAACTAATCATAGGCTACTTTCTGGTTCTGTTGATGTTTCTGGACAACCTTCAGGCACAAGTGTAAAATATAAAATAGAAACATTGAATCAGAGTGCCACTAAAAAAACCAGAGTATATGGCACATCTATGGCATGGGCGTAATGTGAATGGCAAATCTCAAAGATATAGGTTATGGTGTTGGTAAGTATCTAGAAGCCTCTGATGCATCTGATCTTCCTGCTATAGGAACCAACCAAACAAATTTAGACCTTCTAAACTTTAAGGTCACTACAAACAACGCTTACGCTCTTTATAATTTTAAAGATGGTATAATAGATGCTTATCAAGATGCTACTGGTGTAGATGCCTCTGCTTCTACTAATGAGATTAGAGATTCTTCTGGTAAGTATTATTCCGGTTCTCAAGCAGGTAACTATTTCGGCAATGGTGAATTAGGTACTGTTACATTTGGGGCTTCAAGTATTACACAAACTGGTGATACTGTAGCCATTGATACTAAATTAACTACTGGTTCTGAATCAGGTGGTCCTAGTGGTTCTTCTTACGGTGGGTTTTCTCCTGCTAGAACCCGACAAGTTCCAGTACCAAACGATACTGCTGTTTATGAAGCTACAGTAACAAGTGGTGGATCATCTATTTCATCCCGATCAGGATCTTCTAGTGGTAGCACTATCAATGCTGATGGTGACATGGTAGTTCTTCAGTTTGATACTTTAACCATAGATGCAAGCACAACACTTACAACTAAACACCCCTGTCGTGGATTGTTTATCTATGTAGAAAATAATTGTACCATCAACGGTTCTCTTTCAATGAATAGTCGTGGTGCTAAAGCAGACCCAACAGCATCAGGTGGTTCAGACAGTGCAGCAGTAAATGCAAGCGGACTACAGTTACCAATGGTTACTAGTGGCGGTTCTTCAACACTTGCAGCAGCCACATTTTCAGGAACAGGAAATGCGGCCGTTGCGGCTGTAGCAAATCAAACTGGCATTAGTGGAAACGGAACTGTTTTTACTATTGCACGAAGTGGATCAGCTGGTGGTGCTACAGCAACTGGCCAGGGTGGTGGTAATGTTGGTAGTGCAGGAACAACAGGGGCTGCAATAATTTCAACTGGTGGTGGAGGTTCTGGTGGTTCTGTTTACGACAACTCAGTTTCGGGTAACCCCAATACTACAGGTGCTGGTGGAACTGGTACTTGCTTTAGTGGTGGTGCAGGTGGTGGTGGTACTTACCTTAATAACGTAAGCACTGCTTACGTTGGTGGGCCGGGTTCTAATACAGGTGGTGCTGGTGGTGATGGTACCGGTAACGCAACACACTATGCTGCTGGTGGTGCAGGAAACGGTGGTGGTACTGGCGTTAGTAATTCAGCAACATGGCATGGTCCTGATGGTACAGGAGGACTTATTTGGTTAGTAGTTGGAGGTAATCTAACTATTGGTTCTGGTGGTTCTATTGATGTTCGTGGCCAAGGCCTTGGTGACAACACTGCTGGTGGTGCTTCTGGTGGCGGTGCAGCAATGATTCTTCACGCTGGTACATTTACTAATAATGGGGCAATAAACACAGCTAAGGCCGAATCAAGATCATGGCCGGGCGTCGTTGTTGATGGTGGTGCTGCAGGTACTCAAACAGCACAGGTATCAGGTCCTCCTCAATATCTAAATGCTACTTTGGTATCCAACGCACAGACTGCTCAGGCACAACCAAGCGAAGCAAGAATCACAGTATTTGAACACCCATCAACAGGAACAACCACAGTCAATACAGACATCAAGGCTTATGTGTCCAGGGACAATGGAACGACATACACACAAGTCACTTTGACAGATGACGCTGAATATGAAAGTGGTAAGAAACTACTTTCTGGTTCAGCAGACATTTCAGGACAACCTGCTGGAACCAGTATGCGTTACAAGATAGAAACATTAAATCAATCGTCGGGTAAGATAACCAGATTACACGGCGTTTCCCTTCAATGGGCTTAGATAAATAATATAAATAGTAATAGAGGTTAGTAATGGCAATAGAACGATTAATACCAGAACCAACAAATTATAAAGAAAAACGCATATTAGAGTATCCCTCTGTAGGCGATGTGATTGATGCGTTGGTAAAGAAAGAAGGTGGCGATTCCACAGAATGGGATGCCATTGTAACTGCTCGTGCTGCTGTAAAAACAAAGCACCCAAAGGAATAAAATATTATGTCTAACAGTTACATTGGTAAATCTCCCCAATATGGCGTTTTCAATAAACAAAATTTATCTGCGCCGATTAGCGGTTCAGCAATCACGTTGGATAGAATTGCAGCAGACACACGGCAACTCATTGTAGTTGTTGGTGGTATTATACAGGAACCAGAAACGGCATACACGATTAATGCTGCAGGTACTCAATTAACTTTTGCAGAAACTCCGGATACTTCACTTACTGGTTGGATCATTTATCTTGGTCAACTTACTACTGGTCCTCGTATTCAGGCAGATAGTCTTACATCACAAACTGCTCTAGGGGCACAACCCGCAACTGATGATGAGTTTCTTCTTTATGATACAAGTGCTGGCGACCTAAAGAAAGTTGATTTTTCTTATATGCAGTCTGCAATGGGAGACATCACAGGTGTTACGGCGGGCAACGGTCTTACAGGTGGTGGTACTTCTGGGG